GGGCTCAACGCGCTGATAGACCGCTTTGGTATCCGTAGCAAGAACACCCTACTTACTGAGGGCACACCGCGCAAGTCTCTTGCGGAATACGCCGCGACGGAACAGCTTCGCACTTTGAACGCCTACCTGGAGGGAGAAGCGAAGCGCCTCTCCGCGATCGCGCTCAACGTCCCGAGTTGGATTGCTGACGGTAGCATATCGCAGGACTACAACTCGCTGACAGTAGCGCAGTTCGACGAGTTGATGGATTCGGTGAAAGCGATAGAGCTACTCGCTAGGCGCGAGCGCGAACAGTACGCCGCTTTTCGCGGGGCAACTTTCGCAGAAGCGAAGGCGAAGAACCTTGCGGTATTCAGGAAGAATTTCCCCAAGCTATTCCTCCCGAACGGTCAACTAAAGCCAACCGTGACAGACCCACGGCATAGCGTTGCAAATTCTTTAGGCGACACTTCGGATGCCGTACAAGCTGCGCTCTCAAGTTCGGAAGCGATAGTGAGTATCCTCGAAGGTGGAAAAGTCGGAGACTTGTTCTACTCCTTGATATGGCCGATGAGTTCACGGAACGACTGGAAAGTTGCTCGGATGGAGGAGATATTCAAGGCGGTGCAACCTCTGCTCGACCAGTACAATCCGCTTGAACAAATAGCGTTCACACGCAAAGATATCGGTACAGAGGCGCTTGGATTCGTAATGACCCGCGAGGCGGCTCTCACTGTCACGCTTTATCATGGCAGTGAAACGGGTCAGGATAGACTGAGCAATCACACGCTCACCAACGGTAAGCGATTGGATGTCGCTACGCAGCAGAAAGTCATCGACTTATTGGATGCGCGGGATATTAAGTTGGCAAACGGTTTGTGGGCGGTGTTCGATAAAACTCTGTGGCCTGAGCTAAAGGCGCTGGATGAACGGACTAAAGGCAAGGGCGCTCCGAAGGTTGAAGCAATGTCTCACAAGGCAAAGAACGGAGACCTCACCGGCGGGTACTATGAGATTAAGTACGACACGGAAGAGAGCGCGACCCCTGGGAATGAAGCCAGCGCGGTAGCTGAGATGATGTCGGGACAAGCCAGTGGGAGAAGGGTCTCCACGGCTCAAGGAACCAGCATTGCGCGGGAGGAGCACACCAAGTACCGTCCTCGCTTGGATTTGGGCGTGTTCTTCGAGACCGTCAACAAGGTGGTGAACGATCTGGCGTACCGTGAAGTTGTGGCCGACACCCAACGCATGTTGCTCGACCCGGACATAGAGACGGTGATCAAGACTGCGGGATCGAAAGTGGAGTACCAAACCTTGCAGCACCGCGTTGGCGCGATGGTTATGGGAGCGCAACTCCCCTCAGGGCCTTTCGAGAAGGCGGCGGATTTAGCAAGAAAAAATACTTCCGTTGTGCTTCTCTCAGGGATATGGACAGGATTGCAGAACTACACGAACTTGAGCGCGGTAGCCGATGAACTAGGCACTGCGAACGTCGCGTGGGAAACTCTCAGGATGCACAGTCCGATGGCCATATCCGCGTTTCGCTTTGGCATGAAGAACTCTGTCTTCTTGCGCAACTATCATCTTAGCTTCGACCGTACCGTGCAGGAGAACAGCAAGAAGCTGACATCGAAGCAGAAGTTCATGCCCAACATGTCCACATGGTTGTGGTTCATGGGTAAGATTAACCAGATCGTAGCTTCGATAACATGGAACGCCGCGTACAAGAAGGGGATGGCTCTAAACCAGAACGACCATAACGTGTCGGTCATCTACGCCGATAACAGGACGAGAAAACTTGTTGGGTCTGGGCGCGATGCTGATGTCACCAAGATCGCAGAGGGACACTGGCTTCCGTTGTTGAACATGATGTACAGCTTCTTCAACTCACAGTTAATGATACTGATGGAGAAGTCAACACTGCTCAAGCGCACACTGAAGAGCGATGAGGAGACAGCGGCGTTCAAAGCCAAAGCCGTTGCGCTATACGCGAAGTCATGGCTTATGATCGTGGCTATCCCTGCGATACTGGGGGACATGGCCTTGGGCGCGTTCAGGGGCGATCCAGATAAGGACGACGAAGATAAGTTGACTCACTACTTGAAAGCGATTGGGCTGTATAACATCTCATTCATTCCAGGTGGAGGCTCGGTCGGGGCTTTCCTATACCGTAAAGGTCTTGACATGGACTCTTACGGACTCAAGATTTCCCCCGTCGAGGCGGCTATCACAGGAGTCGCTGCGGGGGCTGGCTCCGCAGTAGACATCTGGAACGATGAGGGCGACATCAAGGATGTGGGCAACGAGATAATGGCGTTGAGCTATATGCTCGGCCTTCCAGGGAGCTTCGTCAAGAATGCCGTTGTTGGAGGGTACGCCTACGCTAATGAGCAAGCGGGACCAGAAGCACTACTCTTCGGGCCGCCGAAGGTTCCGAGGTGATACCGAAGCATATTTTTAAGCTATAATCATGCAAACATAGAGGGGTTATCATGGCACAGCAAGACAGAATCGCAGGATTGATTGGCTCGTTGGGCATGAAACCCCCGTGCCGTGTTGTAACCTCATCGAACATAACCCTCTCGGGCACGCAGACGATAGACGATGTTGCCCTCGCGGTCGATGATCGCGTGTTGGTCAGAAGTCAAACCGATCCAGTTGAGAACGGTATCTACTACGTCACCGCAGTGGCGTGGGAACGCGCCCCAGACTTCGATGGTGTGCGAGACGTACTCAGGGGAACGACGGTATCCGTCGCAGAGGGTGCAACCTACGTCAATACTATCTGGCAGTTGTCCTCAAGCGGCGTATTGATCGGGACTTCGGAGTTATCGTTTACCCAGATACTCGGAAGCGGAAGTAGCGGTCTCAGCGCCAGCGCGTTCATGCAGACTGTTCTCGACGACACGACCGCCGCTATTGCAAGGGCGACTCTCGGTGCGGCGAATCTGGCAGGAGATGCCGCCCAGAACTTTTCGGCGGATTCCTTAGCGGTAACTACCGCGCTCGATCTCCCCGGGCCAAGCAAGGTGAACTCATCTGGATACCTCGGTCTAGGCACTACATCACCCACCAGTTTTCTACACGTCAATGAAACATCCACATCATCGACCCGCGACACCTCCAACATCGTTAGGACAACGAGCCACACTGGGGGAACCGCCGGTGTTGTCGCAGCGGCGAGTCGAATCGTCCACACGGTTAACGCAGCGGCTACCAACTATGAGTATGGCCAGTCGGTTACTTTAGAAAACTATGGGGCTTCGAGTTACAACATCGCGGGATATTTCAGGGGTAATAAGCGTGCTGTGGGGAGTACGGAAGCCGGTACGTTCGAGGCTAAAGATTACACCGCCGTTGTGAACCCGACGGGGGCACTCCATGCTTTGCTGGCTACCATCTCCGCGAACGGTTTCGACGGTTTCGGCACACGCTTCGGTTTGGAGATTGTCAGTGGTCGAGTTAACCTCGCGGGTACCGCCGCTAATATAACAGCGGGGATTCGTATCGCCGCAGTAGGTACCGATACCGCAGGGTCATATTACACCAGCGGTATCGAACTGAAGAACGACATGCAATCCGCCATAAAGATAAACACTTCAGGCGCGAACACCTCTTATGGTATTAAGTTTGAAACTAACCTGCCTATTGGGATCGAGATGCCCTCTGGCGCTGCGGGGGGTATCGGGATACGGATGCCTGGGACGTACGTCAACGGGGCAATTATGATCGCGCAGGGGCAGAAGATAGTGTTCGACATCACCGGCGTTGGTGCGAGTCTGCGCGAGGACTCCGTTGTATCTGGCGCGGTGGGCTTTGAGAACTGTTGGGTCAACTTCGCCCAAGGTTGGGGGGTGACTGCGGGGACACTTCTCGCTAGTTCTGCTTCTGGCGGAGCGGCTACCGCGCTACCTGCTTTACCAAGTGGATACCTCAAGTTCAAGATTGACGGCGCTAATTACAAGTTACCGTATTACAACTAAGAAGAGGATAACAACAATGCACTCCATAATTCTGAGCGATGAAGACTTGCGTTTCATTAACGAAGCCGCCAGCATTTTAATGTCCCACTACAAAGCGGTGGCGTTTTTAGGCAACATCAACGGCCAGGCGGCTAAGAGTGCTCAAGACCAGAAGGAACGCCAGAAAGAACAGTTTGACGCCGCTGTTGCGGCTGCGGTTCTTGCGTAGAAACGATTTCACAACAATAAACAAGGAAGTCTGAGATGAGTGATAATGTTGGAGATGATGATAGCTACCGGGACAGGTGGCCAGACCAGCACAACAGACGGAAGAGCGACAATAAATTCTCAGTTAGTGCCGCATTTAATATCACACATATTATAGCTACTATAGGCCTGATAGTTTCCATGTTCAGTTGGGCGACAGAAGTTAAAACCATCATCGCAACCAATACCGCCGAGATTGCTAATCTGAAAGCGGAGCGCGTGCGTGAAACCGCCGAGTTAAGAACAACCGTGCGGGAGATTGATGCTAAGGTGACGCGGCTCCTCGAGCGTGGGAATGGTGACAGGCAATGATTAACAGTAGACAGATCGCTGACCTTCACCCCAAGGTGCAGGAGTTGTGTAAGAAATTCATTGCTGAGTGCATGGTCGACGGTATTGATGTCATCATCACTTCCACCTACCGCGACAAGGAATCGCAAGACGCGCTGTACGCACAGGGCAGGGCTACTGCTGGTGCTATCGTAACAAACGCTCATGGCGGCTGGTCATACCATAACTACCGACTGGCTTTCGACTTCGCGCCTATCCAGAATGGAAAGATCGACTGGAACAACACTGCCTTGTGGGAGAAGTGCGGGCGTATTGCTGAGGACGTTGGATTGGAGTGGGCGGGACGATGGGAGCATAATCGCGAAATGGCGCACTGCCAATTTACTGATGGGCTGAAGATAGCGCAACTTTTTAACGGAGAAATGATCTCGTGAAGAATTTTATAGAACGTGTTAAAGGCTGGCTCATTGCACTCAAAGTTTGGTTCCGCACTTTTCCAAAAGAGAAATAATGGCATTTTGGGAGTGGGTAGATAAGCGGCAGATCGTCAGGCGTGGGGTGTTGTTGTTCACTCTGGTGATGACTTATCTCGCATTCAGACTCGGTTACGACTTTGCACTGGTGTCCAGGTTCGATGGGGTTGGAACCGCCGCTGTTATAGCGGCCTTCACCGCGCCCGTGGCGTACCTGCAGAAATCCGCGCTCGATTCGTACTTAGCCAACAAAGGAAAACCAGAATGAACCCCTACGTGCTGCTTGCAGTGATACTCTTCCTTGCCGGCTCACATACCACTGCTTACTTTCAAGGTCGTGGAGCGCGTGACGATGAAGTAAAGGTAGAGAATGCTAAGATCGCTGCCAAAGCCGCTGCGGAGTATAAAGTAGCTGTAGATTACGGCAACAAGAAAGCTGCCGAGGTGCAAGAACTAGAGCGCTCATCTGCTGAAGTGTTAACGGAGGTATTAATCAATGTTGCTAAAATCACTACTGGGAAGTCTTGCTTGTCTGCTGATGCTGTCAGGCTGCTCAACAAACCCACTAAGGTCTCTGGTCTGTCCCCACGTCCCCGCGACCCTGATGAAGAAAGTGCCGGAGGAGTTGCCTCCGATACCGACATCGTTAACTGGATTGCCAGAGCACAAGATCAGTATAAAAAGTGTGCTGCCAATAACAACGGGATTGTAGATATTTTAGTTAATGGCGAAAAACTAAAATAGCGTTGGAGTTGTTTTAGTTCAAAGCAAGTCAGAAATAACATCTATCGTTTCCATCATCGCGATTCTTTCGCCCAATATCCGCATACAATTTACCGCCATACTGTTGCCCAAAGCCTTGTACCGCGCTGAGTTTGATGCACCAGGTATGTTGGTATAACCGTGGGTAAGGCTAAGATTTATTGCGTATGAATTGCCGTTGTGCATTTGCTCTGGAATGAATGAACTTATGACACTCACGACAAAGCAACACAAGGTTTGAATGCTCTGTTCGTAACTCTGGAAATTTGACCCAACTTCCGATGTGATGAACTTCATGCAGTCGTTCTTTGTAGACATGAACTTTGTGGCATCGCTGACAAGTTGCTCGATCTCTTGTCCAGATACGTCTACAGACTTGCTTCCATATCCGTGATGAGAAGAATTGTTGATGTTCTGTGGTAATGCCGCCCCTCCAACAATGGTGTTTGTCCCCAACAAGGTGTGCAGTCTTACATTTAATTGAACAAAATCGTCTAGTTGAATAGGCAGGCGACACCATTTTTGTTTGTCCGCAAGATTGACAGACAAGAGCAACTTTCCTTGATTGTGTATTTCCAGAGTTCGTGCCTCTAAATTTAGAAGCGCAGACACCTCCGCAAGTTCGGAAGTCTTGTGATTGCTTTGTCGTGAATTCACCTCCGCAAATGATGCAATTTTTTGTGATTCGCTTACTACGGCATTGCCAGCAACATTTGGCAACTTGGGACATTGCGTTTCCGCAAGCGCATTGGTTTTTTGATGGTCTGAGCATACGCGAAGTATAACAGTTTTCGTTACCTCAGGAAACCCCTGCAATCTTTCGCACTCAAGCGGAGTTAATCGGCGTACTCGCATTTGTGAGCAGACAGCCATTTGGTTATCACCAGGTTCTTTGCGAATAGTCCCTGTGTGCTCTTCGTAAGCAACCGCATGAACATCCGTCTTGGTTAGCGTATAGGATGACCCTGTATCATCGTAGCCAGTGCCATTCCCGCCATTCTCAGGTGCGCGTCCGATTGTGTTTCCAGCTAAGGCATAAGTCGGTACAAACAGCGGTGCGCCCTCGTTGATATGCTGATTTTCCAATCCTTGTTTATCTCCGAAGTGTGCGTTTAACGTGCTTGCGATTTCAGCCGGCCATTTCTTCACTGGCAAGATATGTCCACAGGCTGCGTCTTGCGCTCCGATACTAACGCCAGTGCGCGCTCCAATTGTTCCGGCAAATTCTTGCCCCTTACTTCTGCTCGGCGGAGGATTCCCGCACAGGCTTTCGGAGTCAAAAAGAACTGCGGCTGCACTTCGCCAGTCTCCAAGACATCCGATAACGAACACACGCCTTCGTCTTTGCGGGACGGCTCTAGGGTGCTCATGTGTTCTGCTGAATTGAGCATCAAGAACTCGGTAGGCGAACCCATAGCCGAGTTGCCCCAACCCTCCAAGGAAGGTTCCAAAATCCCTTCCGCCGTTACTCGACAAGACCCCCGGTACGTTTTCCCAGACAATCCATTTCGGCTTATATCGATCAGCAATTGCGAGGTAGATGAGCATGAGGTTGCCACGCGGGTCATCCAATCCTTTTCGCAAACCTGCGACTGAGAATGATTGACAAGGGGTTCCGCCGACAAGAACATTGATAGTTGCATCAGGCCACTCCTTAAATTTAGTCATGTCGCCTAGGTTCGGGACGCTTGGGTAGTGGTGCGCCAACACTTTGCAAGGAAAAGGTTCTATCTCTGAAAACCCGATAGGGTTCCAACCAAGCGGATGCCAAGCGCATGTAGCTGCTTCGATTCCACTGCATACCGAAAGGTAATTCACGGCAACCCCAATCTATCCCGGCACGGGGCACACGCTCCCCCTACCAACCTGAGCGAGTGCTCCTCGCAGTGGATACACTCACCCGCCACACCGACAGGTATCCGTGAAGCCTTCTCCCTGATCTCCGCGATGTGAGCCGCGTCGAAGAACTCCATCTTTTCGGAGGTCATGTCTATTTCATCGGCCATCACATTTTCCTTTCATAAGTATGCAGTTCACAGTGAGTCGCGATAGCCGCTGACATGCCGTTAGGTGAGTTAACCAGTATCTCCGATATCTGATCTTTATTGCAGAGCCAGTAGACGCTGGTTACTTCGGGGTGAACTACCCGTCGATACTCCGTCGAGATTTCCCACGCCACACACACTACTGCAAGCCCAATTAACGCCCCGACCAATACCAGCGGGTCAGGTATCCGTTCCAAAAATTTCATGCTTGCCCCCTTTTCATTGCTTCCAATAAACAGTCCATGATTCCCTTTTTGTTATCTATTCTCTCCAGCACCAACTCGTCTATCGTACCCCGTGCGATGATGTTGTGGACGAACACCGAACGCTTGTACCCAGATTGCTCTTGTCTCACAGGGCCAATCCGTTCGAGAATCTGCAATCTATTCTCCAGATTCCAGTCATGTGAGAAGAACACGAGTGTTCGCCCACCGTGCTGCAGGTTCAGCCCATGCCCGGCCGAGGCGGGATGCGCGAACAATACAGGTATCTTGCATTCGTTCCAATCCTTCTGGGTCTGCGGGTCGGCATCCAGCACGCGCCCTTGGGGAAAAGCCTTGAGTAACCTTACGAGGTCGCTCTTGAAGTGGTATGCCACCAACACCGGTTCGCCCATCGCTTCTTCGATAATCTCTTCGAGCGCCAGAATCTTGACATCGTGAACCTCCTTCCAGTCTTTAGCTTTAGGGTGAAAGTCGTTGTCAGCATCCGGGTCGAGGTACACCGCGCCGCTGGCGATCTGCAGTAACTTCTGTGTCTTGCTGGCCGCGTTGTGCGCTTCGACCTGGCGCTCACCCAACTTGATGAACATTTCCTTCTCCATCTCCCGGTACGTCTTGCGCGCCTTCGGTGGGAGGTCGATGTAGATGTTGTTCACGATCGGGTCTTCCAAGTCGAACCAATCCTTCATGTCGATGGTCAGGCACACATCCCTCAACCTCTCCTGAATCTCGGCTTGCGCGTGCGGTAGCGGAATCAGTGGCCCCTCTCCGTACTCCGGTGGGCGGAACCAGCGTTGCTTGAAGGCTTCGTAGCTCCTGCCCAGACGCTCCCCCGCATCCACGAACCACAACTGGCCCCACAGGTCGAGTAGCCCGTTCGGTGATGGCGTTCCGGTGAGGAGGTCGATCTTCTTGATCTTGGTGTGTGCTATCCTGCCCAACGCTTGCGCCCGAACGCCTCCCTGCTTCAAGCGGAACGACTTTAGTTTAGTGCTCTCGTCGATGATGACGTGCTTGAACGGCCAGCGGTCGCCGTAATAGTCGATAAGCCACACCAGATTCTCGAAGTTGATCGTGTACACGCTGGCGTCGTACTTCAACGCTCGCCGGCGCTTATCCTCATCGCCCATGATGGGCATGACGGTTATCTGGCTGAGGTGCGACCACTTCTTCGCCTCTTCAGGCCACGTTGTAACCGCCACGCGCTTCGGCGCTACGACCAGAACGGGACTGTCCTCGCCAGCGAGAAAGCGGATATCTATGGCAGTGTATGTCGATACCGTCTTGCCTGAACCCATACCTGACCAGGTACACCCTCGGTCGATAGCGAGTTGGTGGTTCACGATCATGCCTTGGTACTCCCTTGGGGTGTAGACTGTGCGGATGGAGGGATTCACCTCGGCACTCCCTGAAACAACTTCTTGCGAAGCTGAACCACGATGTCGCTCTTCAAGGTATTGTGGATAAAGTCCCGCAGAACAGGATACATCGCGTCGTGCTCCTCCGCTGGCATGAACCTCGAAGCGGTAAACGCCTCGCCTTCTACCTCAACGGTTGTCGTGGACAGGTAGCCGGTGATCACCCCATCGGCACTCTTGATCGGGGAAAACTTTATGTCCTCAACTATTCTCATTTCGCTATCCTCTCAAAGAAAATATCTACTTCCTCATAGGTGCTCAAGACGTGAACAGGCACCCCCTTTTTCTCCAGCTTCAACGCTTCCCGCGATTGCGATGGGTTGGGCTTTGCACCTGGTCGCTTCAGTTCAGCGAAGTGCGCACCGTTCAGCGCGACGAACCAATCGGGAGCGTCCTTGCGGCGATACCACTCACACTTGCGAACCTCGGCGCCATAGGACTTAGCGATTTTCAAGAAGTAATCCTTGATGTCACGCTCCTTGACGGGCTTGGCTTTCTTAATCGCTTTGCGTTCGAGGTATTCGGCGTCTACTTGTTCTATTGAAATTTTAGTTGGCATTTTCTCTACCCCTTCCTGTATCGATAAGTTTCAAATCCCGCTGCTGCCAGCGGCATCCCTTGTGCCCATGGCGGATTCGTTGCAAGCAATTCGCTCAGGCGTCCTACGTTAAAATCTTCAGTGTCTGGTACTTCCGTGATTAACTCATCATGCACCTCCAAGACGATCTCGTACCCCGCATTCTCAACCGGAATGAACGAACTCTTGAACACGTCTCGGGCGAATGCTTGTGTCACATTTTCGACGAGCCGCCCGCTATATGTGCTAATCCTGCACCACTTGCGGCTGAACTGATTCACCCCTTCGTAACTGATCTTACCGTGGTCATCTAACCGTGGGGAGGGATAGCAAAGTGCGCGACCTGAAGGCAGGACTATCCTCAACCATTCACCTGTGCGCCTGACTCTGACCTTGCGGCACAAGAAGGTGACTTGTGGTTCGCGAATCGCGGCGATCACCGCGTCTTGCACTTCACCCCAGAACGCTACGATATTCGGATGCTGTAACCGCCACATCCGTTTAAGCGAGTCGCAAGCGCAGAACACGTCCTTGCTCAGGCCGTAGGTGGCGCGCTTGGTCTTATGACACCAGTGCCAGAACTTGATGGCTTCGTTCCATACCTCTTCGGGAATACCGGGGCGGGCCATCGTGGACATGTGATCAAGGTCTATCCGGTATGTGGCCGCCCCGGTTAGGTAAGCGCCTACACCGCCTTCGTAACCCAGCATCAACTCCATGACCTTACCGATCTGACGCTTGTCGCCAGTGGCCTCTTCAGCGGGAACCTTGAACGCTTTACCATAAGCGACCTTGTATAAGTCTTCCCCGATTCCCGCATCGAAATCGCGGAACGCTTGTAGCTTCCACTCTTCGCCAGCGAGGTAGGCCAGCACACGACCTTCAATGTTGGACAAGTCCGATACGACCAGTTTCTTACCCGGTGGTGCGACTATGCAACCGCGAATCGCGTTGGAGGTGAGCGACATCACGTTCTCATAGATCAGGTCAGCGCAGTCTAGCTTCATCGCTTCAACACCCGCTTCTATCGCGGCGTTCTTCATGTTCGGTCGCGGAAGATTCTGAGGTTGAAATGTTCTCCCGGCGCTGCGACCCGTTCTGCCCGCCCCGCAGAACTGGATACTCCCCCGCATTCTGCCATCGGTAGTCGCTTTGATCAGTTTCTTGTACTTGCTGGTACTGATAGAGCACACCTGTAACCTGACCTTGAGGAGTTCCTTCAATGCGTCAGGCATGTCGGGGTCATCGAGCAACCGCGTAACGGTGTCCTTGGTGAGGTCAGGCAGAGCGAAGCCATAACTCTCTAGGATGTGATCTAACAGCACATCGCGCTGCGTGGTGCTCTCTACCTTCCCTTCGGTCATATCGAAGGTCTTAGCCTTCAGGAAAGCCTGTTCCAAGCCAACGGCGCGGAGGGCGGCGTGCGCCAGTTCGAGATCGACTGCAAACCCACGGTCGTTGATCTTCTGGTCGAGGTGCCATAGCGCCAGTTCGTCACCCTTGTAGTTCCAAGTGGGCATCTTCTTGGCAATCGCCCTCATCGCTTCGGTATCGTTAATCGCGTACTCGATAAACTTAGCCCAGTCCTCGGGGTGTGTTAACCGCGTCGCCCTGCGAACCTTGACGTTCTTTCCTCGGGGCTTGCAGAACAGGTGGATGAGTCGAGTACCGTCCTTGTGCTTCGCGAGGTCGTCTCCGATCTTGAATATGCCGCATAGCTTGTCGAGACCGCCAGGGAGTGAGAGCGTGAACGCTTGAACCATCGTGTCGCGCCAGCGCGGGATATCGATGTCGAGGTTCATGGCGTACTTGAGTACGTTACGGTCGAACATGGAGTTGTGGGCAGTGACAAGCTGTTCAGGATCGTTCAGCGCGTACTTCAGATCGGGAATATCGTATGGGTGTTCGTCGTTCGTTAAGTCGAGACCGATAACAGGGCCATCGTCGATTGCTGATGTCCAGATCATCGCTTCGCAGTTCGACGTGTAGGCGTAAGTGCCATTTGCTATCGGCACCTCGCTGAATGTTTCGGTATCGAGCCAGATCATGCTAGTGTTGATTCAGTGAACAATCTTCAGAATGTGAGAAATCGTCCACACGACACTCTGGGCACACTGTCCAGTTCGCGCACCCGTTCCTGTTAAGGACACCGGCTACCTTCCCGTCGGTGGCGATATCGGCTTGTTCTAGTATTTTGTAATCTTCTTTACTTAGCCTGTTAATCATTTTCATCTCCTTATGATTAGTTAAAAGTAGAGGGAACCCATTTCGAGTTCCCTTCACTTAGGTTGTTGGACTGATTGCCTGAATTTTAATTTAAAGTGTCCTCAGGTTTAAGCATGGCGAGTAAGTGCGAAAAATCGGGGTCTCAACTCGCCTAGCGCATCAATCCCTATCAGGCGTGCAACCAGCACGCACGTTCTAGGAAGACACTCCCAAGGAAAATCTTACATGAAATCTTCGTCGCCGTCCTCAGTATCTCCAAGGTCAGGAAACTGGTCAGGACTTGCCGGTGCGCCTCCGCCGAATGCGTCTCCGTCTGAGTGGAACTGAACCCCGGTCAGCGTGGCGTTAACGCGCTTGCCGAACTCCCCATCTTGCGCCCAGATGTCCACGATAGCGTTGACGTAGCAGCCGCCATAAGGCTTCCCATCGGCGGCGGTCAGAGGTTGCTTACGCCCGTCGATGACTGTGGGGCGGGTCTTGTTGTACGCCGCGATGAAGTACTTACCCTCGAAGCCCTGATAAGGCTCTCCGGATGACCCAACTTTATCGCGCTCGCCATAGGCGCACTTCTCTTTGCGCTTCAACTCTTCGAGAATCTTGAGAGGGTCTTTTTTCCACTTCCCCTCGGCGGCTTCCTTCATCGCGGCGTTAATCTTCTTCGCGTTGGTGCTATCCGGCTCAATGATGAACGTCGCACCGAAGCGTGCCAACCCTCCCGCTTCAAAGGATTTAGGAACAAAAAGTGCGTCCATGAAAGCGATTCTTACTTTTAACAATTGTACTGAGGCCATGATTTTCTCTCTTTCTATTAGTGACTACTGATTAAACTACATGAAATCGTCGATGTTTACTTCTGCTGCCTTTGGTGCCTGTTTGGACTCAAGTTTCGCCCAATCCTTGTCAGTGAAAGTGCTTACCTCTTCGTCTACTACAACTGCCTTTAATACAACTTTCTCTACCACTACTGCTGTTGGCACGCCTTCAGGCAACTCTTCGTATCCTACCAAGTCAAACTGATCCGCTACATGCGTCAACGCGGGTCGCTTGTCGGTGACCGGAACTACCGTCTTACCTCCAGGTTTACGAACGATTAGCTCCTGCAGCTTCGGCCATTGCTTTGCCCCAAGGATTTTAGCCTTGAACAGCTTCTCGGCTTGGGGCGCAGTGATAACCTTCTTGGAGTAAATGTGCTCTTCACGAATCTTCATGCGCTTCATCTCTGCTTCAACAGCCATGTCGTTCACCCAACTGCGAGGGCCTTCATTACCTTGCACGACCTTCCAGTCAGCGAGTTGGCCGTTCTGCTCTAACAGGTAGTGATCCCGCGCATCTTCAACCGCTTTGCACCACTGCTTGACCAGTCCGACTTTGTTGGCCATGTCGTTCAGGTACTCAGGGGTGTAGCTACCGATAAGCTGGTCGATCTGTCCGGTTACTGCAGCGGGCGTACTCATATCGGCAGCCGCGTCAATCATATCGAACTGGTCCAACACCACCGCATTCGTTTCTTGCCCGAACTTCTGGCAAGTCAGCTTCGCTTTGCAATACTTGCATTGCGCCTCACCAGGGTTCAGGTCTTTATCCGCTACTGACCCATCCCCCTCCGTAAATACCGACCATGCTCGGATCGAAGCGTCTTCAACTTCATCCGAAAACTCGATCAATTCATCGAGGGTGATCACATGCTCACTTGGGTCATCAAACACCCGTGGTTGGGAGATGACGAGTCGGAAAGTGTCGAAGTCCTGAACCAGGCCGTACTCGCGGTAAGCGGCGAGCGCATACATCATCAACTGTCGGTTATCTCTAGCCTGAACTGGAGTGCGTCCGTACTTCAGGTCGATGATGACTAGCTCTTTTTCCTTAACGACGTGGAAATCGACAGTGCCCTTCGCCCCTTCCTCCGATGTGAGATGGGATATGTCCAGTGCAACCTCGGTGAAAGAGTCGCCCTCTTCAGCGTGCGCTCTGCACACTCCGAGGTAGGCTTGGATGTACTGAACCATCTCAGCGTCCACGACGAACGAAGTACGGTGCTCGTAATCCTTGAAGTTCCTTGAATCCCACAGACACACCTCGTTACCTGTGGCGATCTCAACACAGATGTTGATTGTGTGCCCGAGGTGAACGTGAGCGTTAAGGTCGCCTATCAGACACTCCGAAGCCAAGAAGTGGGCCGCCGTGCCTTCGTCAGCGAATTTCGATGAGGTATTAGGCAACCCTTCTTCCAGCCTCGTGCTTCCGGGGCAGAGCATCCATCGGTCTGCTCCAGAGGGAGATAACCTAGCGTGTTGGCCAGCCATGTTATTCCCCTTTGGCCTTGTTGATAGCTTTGGCCAGCGCGAGGTCGGCGGAGACGTACTGTTCAGGGGAGAGTTCCGATAAGCGAGCAACCTTGAGTCCTGCGAACACCGCCATAACTGCATCGCGGCCACCTAACGCCGCCAGAGCTTTGACTTTATCGGCCAAGTCCTCAAGAGCTACACCCGAAGCGGGTTCAGCTTTGGCTGGTTCAGCTTTGGCTGGTTCAGCTTTCGGCTTCTTGATACTCTCAGGGATGTTCGGAGCTTCAGTTGGGGCTACTCCTGTAGAGAGCAGCGCGATTACTTTTTCGAGGTTGGTATTCAGTGTTGCTATTTGCTGTTCGAGTGACATTTTAGTTTTCCTTGATTAGTTGTGTTGCGAGTTGGTAATTTATCACCAGATAAATAACCTTGTCAAGCGTTTTATTTAGTGTATCTTAATTTCAGACATTATTTCACCGCAGTCGGACATTCCCGCCAGCACGTTTTTGGTTCCGATCACCTCTCTGAGGCGACGGATTCGGGATTCGTGGCACTCAACCATCGCTATGTAATAATCGACTTTGGTAATCACTTCCAGAAACTCTCGCTCCGCGAGCTTCAACTCCCTCTCGGCCTCATCCAACGCGCTCGGTAATCCTGGTAGTAGTATTGATCTCAGTTCTTTAAACATTTTTAGCTCTCCTCATAATTTTACCCACTCCCTTCCTGATTTCTCCCAAATACCTCGGGCATCGAGGTTGATGTACTCTTCGTTAAACACTATCCGCTGACAACTTGTATTGAGCAGCAACTTCACACACGTCATGCACGGGCTGGTCGTGGTGTAACACGTCTCGATCTCCCATACGTCTCGGCATTGCAGTAAAGCGTTCTGCTCTGCGTGGATCGCGTGGCACCCATCGAGATTCGTCCCCGTCAGAGATTGCGCTCCGGGACAGGCGTGAGGGTAATCTGTCTCACGGAAGGGATACAAAGGTTCCGATTCATTACAGTGCTTCGCCCCCGCATACACCCCGTTATATCCCGTAGCGAGGATGTGACCGCGTTTGTTTACGAGGACGCACCCAACACTACGTCGGAGGCACGTTGAACGGCCAGCGGTCACTTGAGCGAGTTGCATTCCCCACTCATCTTTAGTCGGTCTGGCCATGTCCACCTCTAATGTTAATCACTTCATGCGGTTTTCTTCCCAAGTTAAAGAACAGGGAGTCCAAGTCCAACTTCGGTCTGCTGTTAAGTCCCTGCTCGTCTAGCTTGGAGGCACTGGACACACTAAGGGGAAATATCCGCGCTTGGTACACCCCGTAGTTCTTACCGGTACGTTTCGCACAGCGTTCGCCCACCTTCTTGAGAATGCCCATCTTGAGCAAGAACACCAGGCGCACCGCTATTCTGTTACGGTCTTTTGACGTGTCCTTCCCGAGGAACTCCTCGAAGTCCCAGTGAGTGAACTCCTTATCCAGCCCGTAGTTGCTTTCAATCTTTGCGTATACCTTGGAGAGGATACCTCCTCGTGGGTTACAGTTAGCCATCGAATCTCTCCAACATCAATTCCAACACGGCGAGGGCGTTCCACGCGACCTGTGCTTGGTGCATGAGTCCTGTTGCGGAGTCCGTCTGCGCGTCGGTACGTTGAGCGAACCAGTGTCTCATCATCGCGTTGTCGTACCTCTCTACGCTGTTCGGGACGTGTTTCCAGC